TCGGTTGACTGAGGCTGACGGCTTCAAGGTGTTCAAGGACGTGATCCAGACGCCTGGCGACGGTCTGATGATCTTCAAGGGCATGAACGACTACACCGCCGACTCGGTGAAGTCGCTGGAAGGGTTCAAGCGGGCTTGGTGGGAAGAGGCGCAAACGGCAACGCAGCGCAGCCTTGACCTGCTGAGGCCAACGATTCGGGCGCCTGGTTCGCAGTTGTGGTTCGGCTGGAACCCTCGGCACAAGAAAGACCCGGTTGACCAGATGTTCCGGTCTGCTGAGTTACCGACCGGGGCGGTGGTGGTCAAAGCCAATTGGCGCGACAACCCGTGGTTCACGGCAGAGCTTGAGCAAGAGCGCCTTGACTGTTTGAGGCTTCAGCCGGACAAGTACGACCACATTTGGGAAGGTGGATACGAACAAGTCCACGAGGGCGCTTACTTTGCCAAGTCGCTTGCAGAGGCGAGGGCGCAGGGCCGAATTGGTCGTGTGTCGCCTGACCCGCTGATGACCATTCGCCTGTTCGCTGACATCGGCGGCACGGGCGCAAGGGCTGACGCGTTCACCTTCTGGGCGGCGCAGTTTGTCGGCCTTGAGATCAGGTGGCTGAAGTATTACGAAGTGGTTGGCCAGCCTTTGGCGGCGCATTTGGCATGGCTTCGTGAGCAAGGCTACACGCCGGACAAGGCGCAAATCTGGTTGCCTCACGACGGGGCGACGCAAGACAAGGTTCACGCGGTTTCGTATGAGTCCGCGTTCAAACAAGCGGGTTACGCGGTGACTGTTGTCCCGAATCAGGGGCGAGGCGCTGCAAAGGCTCGGATCGAAGAAGCCCGCAGGTTGTTCCCGTCCATGTGGTTTGACGCCGAAGGGTGCGCCGCTGGTCTGGATGCCTTGGGTTGGTATCACGAGAAGCGAGACGAGGTGCGAGGCATTGGCCTTGGGCCTGAGCACGATTGGGCGTCACATGGCGCTGACTCGTTCGGGCTGGGTTGCGTTGTTCACAAGCCACCTCAGTCTGGATCGCTCGCCCCGATCAAGTACCCGAAACGGAGCTACGCATGACCGCAGAACAAATCCTGACCGCTTTGCGGTTTGTGGCGATGGGCCGACCGAATCACCCCGAGGTGCAGGCGCTGGCCGAGTTCCTGGCGAAGCCTGAGCCGACCACGTTCGACGTGCCGCTGCCTGAGATCGAGCAAGCAGAAGACAAGCCCCGTCGCGGGCGTAAGCCGAAAGCCGAGTAAATGGCAAAGATGGACGACGAAACCCTGCTGAACTTCCTCCAGCACGAGGAAGACCAGGCGGGGGACTACGTTTGGGGTGATCTCGCCGACGCCCGTGAGCAGGCAATGCGGGAATACCTGCGCCTGCCTTACGGTGACGAGGAAGAGGGCCGCTCGTCGTTCGTCACGTCTGACGTTCTCGACACCATCGAATGGGTGCGCCCTGCGCTGCTGAAAATCTTTGTTGGCGGCGATGAGGCCGTGTCGTTTGAGCCGACCGGCCCGGAGGATGTGGACGGCGCAGAGCAAGCCACGCAGGCGGTTAACTACGTCTTCTTCAAGCAGAACAACGGCTTCCTAATCTCCTACACCGCGATCACTGACGCGCTCCAGTTGAAGAACTGCGCTGTCATGTGGCGATGGAAAGAGACAGAGAAGACCGAGACGACGCGATACAAGGGCCTCACAGACGAGGCCCTTATTCTTCGCATGCAGGAACTTGCAGACGGCAAGCCTGAGATTGTCGAAGCAGCGACCGAGGTTGTCGTGGATGAGATGGGCCAGCCCGTCAACGTCCATGACGTGAAGATCAAGACGACCCGCAAGACTGGCAAAGTCCACATTGAGGCGTTCCCGCCTGAAGAGTTGCTTGTTCAGCGTAACTGGACGAGCCCTCTGCTGGAAGAGTGCCCTTATGTGTGCCGGATGATGCGCGTGACGCTCTCCGAGCTGCGGGAGATGGGTTTCGATGTTGAGGCCGACGACTTGGCCGCAGGCGACCGGACTGACCTGTCCGCTGATCGCACGTTGCGTGAGGCGCAGGCTCAAGACTGGACGAGCTACGACAACGACACGCCTTCGGAGGATGAAAGCCGCACCGAGGGCTGGCTTCGCCTTGAATACGTCCTGACCGACCGCGACGGCGACGGAATCTCTGAGCGCCTTATGGTCATGCGCTTGGCGAACAAGATTCTCAAGGTCGAAGAGTGCTCGCACGTCCCCATTGCCACCTCTTCGCCTATCCTGCGCTCGCATCGTTGGGACGGTCACAGCCTGGCTGAGTTGGTGTCTGACCTTCAGCGCCTGCACACGGTCATCACCCGACAGATGCTGGACAGCCTGTATCTGGCGACCAATCCGCGCAAGAAGGTCTTGACCGACGCGACCGGCGCACCTCTGGCGAACATTGACGACCTGTTGGACGCCCGTGTTGGTGGCATCGTTCGACAGCAGGACGTGAACGCAGTCATCGAGGAACAGTCGCAGTGGGTGGGCGCTCAAGCCTTCCCAATGCTGGAGTACGTTGACCGGGTGCGGATGAACCGCAGCGGCGTCAACTACCTGTCCTCTGGTCTGGATGCCAACGCGATCAACAAGACCGCGACCGGCTCTCAGATTCAAGATGGCCGTATGCAGGAGCGCACCGAGTTGGTGGCCCGTGTGCTGGCCGAGACGCTTTACAAGCCGATGTTCTCCGGTGTTTTGAAGACGCTGACCGAGCACTGCATGGAAAAGCTGGCCTTCCGCCTGCGCAACAAGTTTGTGCAGTACGACCCGCAGGAGTGGCGCGACCATTACGACATGAGCATCAATGTCGGCCTGGGTACTGGCAACAAGCAGCAGCAGGCAATGAGCCTGGCTCAGATCGAAGCCGCGCAGATGGCCGCCGTTCAGTCTGGCGGCATGGGCTTGATGGTCACGCCGAAGCACCTCTACAACCTGCAAGCCGAGAAGGTGAAGTTGGCAGGCTTCCAGAACGTCGATGACTTCTGGAAAGACCCGGGCGACGGGATGCCGCCACCTCAGCAAAAGCCAGACCCTGAGGCGCAAAAGATTCAGGCTCAGGCGCAGCAGAAGCAACTAGAGCTACAGGCAGACGCGCAGAAATTCCAAGCGCAAACGCAAAACGAAGAACGGGCCAATCAGGCCCGTTTTGCATTTGAGGCCGAGCAGAAGGCTTTGGATCGCCAAGCAGAGATCGAGAAGGCCCGCATTGCTCAGGAAACGCAACTCCTGATCGCACAGATGCGCGCCGTCTCTGCTGAGTCGATTGCCGAGAAGAAGGCCGACGCGATGGAAGAGACGCCATCGGCTGACACGCCTGATTTCCCCGTCATCGAGGACTGACCAATGAGCGACCAAGTGGACCGCCAGCGCAAAGAGGCGCTGCGTGGGGATGACGCTGCCCGCGTTTTGGAGAGCCCTGCTTTTCAGGCCGCGATGGCGCTTCTCAAGGCCGAGATCGTGAGCGAGTGGAGCAAATGCCCCGTGCGGGATGCAGAGGGTCAAAAGCTCCTTTTGCAGCTTCACAAGCTCGCCAACAAGTTTGAAGGATTGCTGACCGGGATGGTGGAAACCGGAAAGCTGGCGCAACTGAACTTGGACGCTGAACGCGACGAGTCAGTGGCGCGAAAACTCTTCCGCCGCGTGATCTAAGGAAACATCACACATGGACGATCAAGCCAACGAGGCAATCGACCCGATGGACCAGGCTGCCAGTCTGATCGCTAACTCACTTGATGAGAGCGATCCTCCCGAAGACGACGAGGAACAGACAGAAGCCCCCGAGGAACCCGGCGAAGAGTCCGAGGACGCTGAAGCTGAAGAAGCCAGCGCAACCGAGGCACCAAAGGAAGTCGTTTTTGCAGGTCAGAAGTTTGACCTCCCGGCCAACACCCCGCCCGAAGTGGTGGAGAAGGTCGCGGAGATCGGCAAGCAACTGCAAGGCGACTACACCCGCAAAACCCAAGAACTCGCGTCACGCGAGAAGCAAGCCGCTGAGATCGTTCAGAACGAACTCAACCAAGGCAGG